CAGTCGGGAGATGGCGTTCGGAGCGACCTTGCCGCTCAATTAAACAGCGAAGTAACAGCGAATGCCTAATTCTGAAAACATAGAATCTCATCAATTTAAGCCCGGCGAAAGCGGAAACCCGAACGGGCGACCTCGCAAGATTGTATCTTTGCTGAAGGATCAGGGTTATAAACTTTCAGAGATTAACGATACATTGATGGCTTTGCTGTCGATGGATATGAACGAGCTGAAGGAGGCTTTTGAGAATCCGAAGGCAACGGTATTGGAAAAGGCGGTGGCGGGTGCGATTAGAAAAAGCATTGAGAAGGGCAGCCTTTACAACATTGAAACGATAATAACGAGGGCAATGGGTAAGCCTAAGGAACAGACTGAGCATTCGGGCGGGCAAACGATTAAAGTAGTTTATGAGCGAAATACAGGTCAGGTTACCGGAACTGCACCGGAATCAACAGAAAATTATTAACGAGGCTAAACGCTTTAATGTCCTTAACTGTGGCCGTAGATTTGGCAAGTCGAAGCTGAGCGTTAATCTTTTGGTTGAGGGCGCATTAGAGGGGTATCCTGTGGGCTATTTTGCCCCGACGTATAAACTACTCGAGGGAACGTTCAAAGAGTGTTATAATGCCTTAGAACAGGTAATAAAGCGAAAACATGATCAACAATTTATTGAATTGGTTACGGGCGGGATTATCGAGTTTTGGAGTTTGGATAACCCGAACGCTGGCAGATCACGAAAATATAAGGTGGCGATTGTGGATGAGGCGGCATTCGTAAAAGACCTTTGGGATGCGTGGACGCAATCAATACGCCCGACGCTTACCGACCTGAAGGGCGGGGCGTGGTTTATGAGTACCCCAAAAGGAAAAAACGATTTTTACAAGCTCTGGATGCGTGGGCAAACGGGCGAAGAGGGATGGGCAAGCTGGCAGATGCCGACAAGTACAAACCCTTTTATTGATATTTCAGAGATTTATTCAGCTGAAAAAGATTTGCCTGCTTTGGCTTTTAAGCAGGAGTACCTTGCAGAGTTTAACGATAACGTAGCGAATCCCTTTGGCTTTCAGTTCATCAAACAATGTACGATGCCGCAAAGTATCGAGCAGCCTGTATGTTATGGGGTAGATTTGGCGAAATCCTTTGACTGGACGGTAATAATCGGGCTGGATCGGTTCGGGCAGGTGGCATACTTTGAGCGGTTTCAAAAGGATTGGAATATAACGAAGCAGATCATTTTGCAGTTACCGAATGTTTTTGGATTTAAGTATTCAGCAACCTCTAAGCAGCAACTAATGGAGGGGTTGCAGTCTGCTATTCATCAACGCAAGGTAGGCTTTCCTGAAGGGGTTATAACTAAGGAGTTAGAATCTTTTGAGTACGAATACACCCGGACTGGCGTAAGGTTTAATGCACCCGCAGGGATGCACGATGATTGTGTAAATGCCTTAGCTTTGGCGTGGGCTCAGTTTCAGGAAAGGAAGCACGATGTAAAATACGTTTTTATATGAACTGGAATGATTTAACGGTAAGGCAGTATCAGCAGCTTTACAAGGTATTAAAGCAAACGGATAAGACCAACCTCGACATCTTAACTGAGATCATATCCATTTGCGAGGGTTATCCTATTGACGAAATAGATAGTTGGCCGTTTAAAAAGCTAATTGAAAAAGAGCAAGATTATAAGTTTTTGGAGAAACTTGACTTTGATAAGACCGCCAAAAAGTACATAGAGGCGAATGGCAAAAGGTATAAATTCGTACACGAAATAACCGAAATACCGGCGGCGAGGTATATTGAGGCAAAGCATTTTTTGAAGGGTGAGTTTGTAGATGACATTCACTACCTTATGGCATCGTGTGTTAAGCCGATGCGCAAAACGTGGCGCGGATGGGTTGAGCTATTATACGTGGAATTGATAAAAAGTTTGCATCCCTATTTGACAAAGGAGCTGGAGAAGGTGACGACACCGGAGAATCTGAATCAGATAAAAACAGCTTTGCAACAAATTACGGATGGATTTACAGTACCGAACAGGTTGCGGAACTTGAAAGAATCAGCTTAGACAATGCCTATGATATGAACATTTTGCAATATTTGAGTGATCTGGTTTACATAAAAGAAAAGCAAAAGAATGAAAAGCGAATGATGGAAGAGATTAATGCAAAGTACAAATACAAATAGGTTGGTTCATAAATGGCAAGCAAGCTAACCCCCCGCTTAGTCTTAGGCAGGGGTTTCGTTTTTTGGGTATTTAATACGTATGGCTTTAACAATAGCACAGGCTCAGGCTAAAATTAGCGCATCTGATTATGAGGGGTGGGGTGTGGCTAAATCTGTATTCGTTCCGCGCAAATCTATCCCATTGGCGTTGCAGGTTGTAGCTGAATATATTGAAGCATTTGAAAGAGCCGCAGATGATAGACTAAATGCTATGGATCGAATAGATACCGGCAGCCTCGCATCGAGTATAAGATTTGAAACAACAGAAACGGTAAACGGAATTATTATTGAGGTTTTTGTAAATGACTATTATAAATTTGTAGATAAGGGCGTAAGGGGTGTAGGTCCCGGAAATAAAAATAATACTTCGCCTTACAAATTTAGATATGCAAACCCATCTAAAAGCCATATTGAAGCTATGCGTGGGTGGATTCGCCGTAATGGTTTAAAGTCAAGGGCAAAGGATGTACAAAAGTATGGCAGGATAGGAAGGGAAAAAAGGCAGCCTGAAGATATGAGATTAGCGCAAATAATAGCGCGCTCTATTAAGATGAAAGGTTTAAAGCGAACTGGATTTTGGGAGGATTCTATTAATGAAACTTTCAAAGACTTCGACATTAAAATGGCAGAGGCGTTGGGTATAGATATAGCTGTGAATTTAAAAAATATGGTAAAAGAGATTAAAACGAAAAAATAATGGCAATCACTATTAAAAGTTTTCCGCAGGCATCTGGTTATGTATCGGCACATGAGGACGTATGGCACGTGGCGGACAGCACGAATAAGGCGGTGACAGGGATGAAGTACATCTTTGATATTTACAAGGGTGCTGAGTTATTAACACGCATTGCGAACAGCCCGTATGGGGATGATCAATATGGTGTGCTCAATGTTGGCAATATTGTTAGGTCGGCATTGCAGACAAGCAATATCGGGGACTTGGATATGACAACGGCATATACGGGGACGTTTGGAGTTATTAATGCGGGCACAGATTATTGGTGGAGTGAGTACGATGTAAGATATGGTGAGATCTGCGGCACTACTACGATAGAGAATAGCGCATCGGGTACTTATCGCGTTTACAATACATACAACCGACACCCGATGCATAAGTCGGGGGCGGCATTAGGTAGCGGCACCGTGTTTTTAACCAATAGACCTGACGATAGTTATTATTACAGCGGTGAGCCTGTGGTGTTAAGTATCAACGGCAAAAGGATAACGGCAGGTGGCACTTTGGTTGTAAGTGTTTTTAATAATGATACATATTATAATAGGTCGATTACTGCTATTGATGGGATGCATTATTTTTCAATAAATGGTTTAAGCGGCGATACATCTATCGGTATTGTTTCTTCAGGATTTTTGTTAGCTACTGCAAAAACATTAAAACAAAAGTGCTCGAAGTACACGCCTTACACTTTGATCTTTTTAAATGCTTACGGGGGTTGGGATAGCTTTACCTTTGTCAATGGCAATGTGTTAACCGATAATGAGAAGAAGAAGTTTGAGCGCAGCGAATGGGTGCTGAATGGGTTTAATATGGTTGACCGCACTGGTAAGGTGCGATATGAAGGGATGAAAACCTACGGTGTGAAGTTCAAAACAAAGATGAAGCTGACAACGGATATTTTAAATACTGAGGAATACAAGTGGTTGTTTGAGTTGATAGTTTCCCCTTTGGTTTATTTGTGGGATAAGCAAAGCAGCTTGTTTCACCCTGTGCAGATAACAGATACGAACTATGAGATGAAAAACAGCTTGCAGAATAAAACTGAAACATTGGATGTTAATATAGATGTTTACGATCAAAATACACAATACCGATGATCTATGAACTTTTTCTGGAGGGTGAGCTTGCTGATATTAGGCAGGATCTTGGGATGCAGCTTAACTTTAATATTGATGATATTAATAAGTACGGCAGCCGTGATACGTCATTTAGCAAAACGATTGTGCTTCCGGGTACGGCTCGCAATAATAAGCTGCTTGGGTTTGTAGGTGAGCTTGGCAGTAATAATACCTATGCTCCCGGTGCTGCGAATATAGGTTCTAATTTTAACCCGGCACAAACCACAAAGGCAGAGCTTAGGGCAAACGGTCTTCTGTTACTGAAGGGGGTTTTTAGGCTCACGGAGGTTGTAAAGGATCGTGATATGATTGAGTACGAGGGTAATTTGTTCGGGGAGCTTGGTGGGTTTATTGCATCTATAGGGAGGGGCAAACTTGAGGATTTGGATTTTAATGCATACAATCATAATTATACATATAATAATATTGTGGCGAGTTGGGATAATAAAGTGGTCAAAGATGTGAGGGTGAATTTTGTATCTACATCTCAAAGGATAGTTTTTAAAACAGATTTCGCATTTTATCAATTTAAGCCGGGCGATTTGATAAAAGTGACAAATGCAAACATTTCAGGAAATAATAAAACCTATACAGTCGTTGATTACGTTTTGCCTATCCCGGGGGTTTTGTTTGGGTCGGTTGGCGTTCAGCAGTCTGTTACATCAACTACTGATGATGACATTACGATTGAATACGCAGTAGAAGCGGGCACAGGTTATTTTTACCCACTGATTGATTATGGGACGTATAGCGGTCAAAAGATAGATTACGATTACCGGACTTTCCGCCCTGCGTTATTTGTCAAAGAATATATTGATAAGATTTTTGAGGGTAGTGGGTACACTTATGAAAGTAACTTTTTTGATTCGGCATTTTTTAAGAAGCTGATAATACCTTCGAATAGTAAAGAGCTGAAAGGTTTGTTTAGTGATTTGCTTGATGTGAAAAGCAGCGCGAGGACTTTGACAAATTCATCAACGGAGCAAACGTACAATAACGCGTTTAATATAGAGAATCTAAAACGTAGTTTCAATGATGACGGAGATCCTAATTACACGTATACTGGGGCGGCGGCTAATTTGAATTTTAAATACACAATAAAAGGATTCGTTAAAAGAGCAATAGCTGCTCCCATTAGCAATACTTATTTATTTATATCATTGTATAAAAATGATGCTGTTGTAAAAGCATACGATTTGCCG